ATGGAGAGAAAAGGAAACAACATAGCAGAGGATACATTCTTATACTGGTTAGAGGTTGAACGGTATATGACACAGTTCAAAGAAGGAAATTTTGAGAATTATGATGAGTGTCTGAAAGTGTTACGACATCTGGCAGTAAGAGAATTACAAATGTCTATTGATAAATGCAACTCTCAAGGAGTATCAATTGAAATACCATCATTTTTAGTAAAGCGTTAAAACAAAGGGCAGTCTGTGGAAACATGGACTGTCTTTTTTTGTGAGTGTTCCACCGAGGTTGTTTTTACTATTGTGTAATTCTAACCTAGAATAGAATCACCGGCGGTAATAAACACAAAGGAGATTTATATGGGAACAACATTAAGAGCTGAATTATCAGAAAAGAATCCATATTGGATAGAAAAACATAGATATTACGAATTAAAACATTTTTGCTTGCAATACCCTATATGGAAGAAAGCATATGCTGCATTGGACGGAACTAATACAAAAACTATGAATTTGGCGATGAGAGTTATAACCAATAATATTGACGACCCAACATCAAGATACGCAATAGCTAGAACATACTATGCAGATCGTATGAACATGCTTGAAAGAGTTGCTAATTTCACAAATCCAGAATTGGCAAAGTATCTACTAAAGGGAATTACAGAAGGATGGTCTTATGATATTTTGAAAGCTAGATTAAATATTCCGTGTTGCAAAGATATTTACTATGACTTGTACAGACGATTTTTCTGGTTGCTGGATAAAGAGCGAGGATAGTTCGCAATAAATACATGGCCTTTAGTGAAAGGAGAGTGATACTATGTCTAAAAAATATTTAAGAAAGAAGCAATACGCAAAGATAAAAACACATATCGAAAACAAGATATCATTGATTCAGGAATTAATAGATCTTATTCCTGATGATAAAGCAGATGGATATGAAGATATGACTAAAAAATGTTATATTGCTCAAAAAATATCATTAAAGGAAGTATTACGATTTATTGAAAACGAGGAGAGTTAGTCTTAGGACTGGCTCTTTCTTTTATTCTAGGTTAAATCCAGTACGTAGGTTACTGGAAATCATACTATATTGATATTTGAAAAATTGCCCGGTGGGAAAATTCCGGAAAATGTTTTCAGAAAGGAGGAGCATATGCCATTAATTTGGTTACTGGTAGGTATTCTTATAGGATTACTCGTATCAAGATTTATATTTAAGGATAAGCCAATAGGTTCGCTTAGGGTTGACCAATCTGACCCAGATAGCGAGCCTTATTTATTTCTTGAATTAGATCAAGGCGGTATGAATGACATCTATAAGAAGCAGTCCGTACGTTTACGTGTGAAAATTAAAAATTACATTTCGCACAAATAACACTTTCTATTATGAAAGAAATTATTAAAAGGAGGTTTCACAAAATGAGCGAACCAAATATTAAAGATTTATTGAACGAGGAAATTGCAACGGAGATTCAGAACTTATCTGAACTCAAAGCAGGTTCTGACGAAAAATCGAGTGCTATTGATGATTTGGCAAAGCTGTACAAGCTGAGAATCGAGGAGAACAAGAGCGAATGGGATGCGGATGAGAAGTATGACCGTCGTGTGATGGAAGGAGAAGCCAACACTAAAGACGATGAACTGAAACGGAAGCAGCTTGAAGAGCAGGTTAAGGAGCGATATTTCAGAGTAGGTGTAGCAGCGGCAGAATTAATGGTGCCATTGATATTCTATGGAATTTGGATGAGGAAAGGATTTAAGTTTGAAGAAACAGGAACATATACCTCAAAGACATTTACAGGTTTGATCAATCGTTTTAGACCAACAAAGAAATAATGATTTTATGGCAAGGGGACGTGTATAACGCATGTCCTCTTATTTTTTACTACGCAACTACAGCATTTCCTCTTATGAGAAAATAGAAAAGGAGGCAAAATTAGATGAACAAAATCTATGTGGAGGTACCAATTACTACAAATCAGACTGCATTAAGTATTCCATGTGGTGATGACGAAAGCTTATGGCATTTTACCGTCATATTCAATGAGAACGAATATTTGCATAAGAGATTGGTTACCGTTATGGACAACTTTGATGATGGAGAGAATCCAGCGGTTCAAAGTATGTTAGTAACGAATGAAAACAATCGTACGGCAACATTTGAGTACCATATGGATAAGGACGTAAAGGCTGATGTCAAGCTGTCAGTTTATTATTGCAAGGAATGCAGAATAATTACTGCTGAGTGGTAATCGTGCCTATAGGAGATGTGAAACTCTATACGCATCTCCTTTTCTTTTTACGTGAAAAATACATTGCTCTTTATGAGAGAATAAAGCTTTATCTCTTGAACAGATTAACGCCAACTTGTATACTAGATACACGAGTATGCGAGCGGGTCAATTTTGAAAGGAGATATTTAGCATGAGTATTTTTAATGAAAAACAGAGAAAGGCAATGACAGACGGAGAATATATCTGCTCTGAGTGCGGAGGATTAATGGAATTTGAAGACGAATGGGAAGACACATTAGTGTGTCCTCATTGTGGTCACAGCATTGATTTAGAGGAATATGGCTGTGAAGGAAATGAAAAGTACGAGAATTTATATCCGACCAGAGAGGAAGTTCTGGGTATTGCCGCGGATGAGTCCGAAGAAGAAAATTAAAAACGCAATAAGCTAGAGGAGAGGGTCTTAGAGAAATCTAAGGCTCTTTTCTTTTTATGGAGAATAGAGATGAGATACCATTATAAAAAACCAGATATTTATCTTTCTATGTATGGAAAATTGTATATATGCAATCATCCGGTGTATGACAGATGTACATTATTTACAATTGGTGAAAAAGGTTTGGCAGTTATTCAGCAAAGATTCAATCCAGATACAAAGACTACATACTGGACAGAGGTTGATTCCTGGTTGACAGATTCTTTATATTTGCATCCTAAGTTCAAAAAATTTTTTGATGAACGGGCAGGAGAGTGTACGGATGGATTGTATCCAACAGTAAGCATTAGACAAATTATGTGGGCGTTGAAAATGAAACCAATACAGAGGCAAAGATGGGAAACATGCTTTGATAGACGCAATATTTAGCGAAATTTACACAGTGTATTATGAAAACGAACACACAATTTAATTTGAAAGGAGATTAATGCATTATGGAAACAAAAATCGAAACAAAGGATTCAATTAAACAGTTCATTCATGACAACCGTAACGTTCTAATTGCATCTGGAGTATCTTTAGTAGGAGGATGCCTGTTGGGTTATACTTTCGGACATACTGATGGAATTACGAAAGGAATTAAACAGGGAAGAAATAAGATACTCGATGAAATAGTATCTATAAGTTGTAATGAAGGAGGGCTTATTATGAACAATCCAGATTTAGGGAGTTATATTTTCATAGCAAAGAAACTTGATAAGTAATTATAGTTTAGGTTTTCAGATTGAGCTAGCAAGGGCTCTTTCTTTTTCGCTAAAATCGCAGTTCCTTTTATGAAAACTAAAGCTTTGAAAGGAGTAAAAGGAGCATGGATGAAATGAAAATAGTATCTAAATTTACAAGAGGAATTATTTCTAAAGCATTAAAAATGGTGATACATAAGAAAACTGGATACGATATTGATATTCAGTTAAATGAAATCACTACAACTATTGCAGACGGAAAGACACATCTTCATGTAGATGTAGATGCTGAAATCGGAAAGGATGAGCTTATAAACATACTGAAAAGTATTGGTTTGAACTGACGATTAGGGTCGCTTATGGCGACTCTTTTCTTTTACTTCGCAAAATTTACAAAGCATATTATGAGAGGAATAGTAGCTCAGTTGGTAGAGCACTGGTCAATATACCGTACCAGGAAGCGGTGGTTCGAATCCATTCTATTTCTCTTTTATTTTTCTGGAAAGGAGAGTTTATATGTCTATTGAGCAGCTTGAGCTGATATTAAGTGATACATATCAGATGGATGTATCATTTCCGACAATATTCGGACATCATAAGGAATTTATGAAATCGAGTTATTCCATATGGTCAGTAAATGAATTATTAGAATATGTATCATCTGAATTATATCCAAAAGACAATGCGTCAATAGCAGAAATTGAAGAAATTGTCAGACGTTTCAAATCTATGATAAGTAAATATTGTCATATGAGACAAGACACACAACTAATGTTTTCAATAGCAATAAATCTGGCAGATAATGTGCTGGATATTTTACGAGCTATGGAATAAAGAAAGGAGACAACCACTATGAAACCAAAAATTAATAAACTCATTAACAAATCAGTTGTACAACTGAAAAGAGGCTCACCAACAGTTTTAACCTGTCTTGGAGTTGCTGGTGTTATTGCAACTACTGTATCTGCCGTTATGGCAACACCTAAAGCAATTGAAAAGATTAGGAAAGACAGCTTGATTAATCACGATGGCGACCCATGCGGATATAGCAAAACAGAAGCTATTAAGTCTGCGTGGGTTTATTATATTCCGTCAACAGTTATAGGAGTTTCTACAATCATTTGTATTGTTGGTGCAAATGTATTAAACCGACATCAACAGGCAGCTTTATCAAGTGCATATGCGCTGATTAACAAATCTTACAATGAGTATAAAGAAAAACTCAAGGAATTGTATGGAGAGGAAGCGCATCAGAAAATAATCGACTCTATAGCTAAAGAGCATTGTAATGATGTATATCTTAGCGGACAGGATATATGTGGATGGAATTCATTAGACTTTGACGAGCATGATCCGGACGAAAATCGTCTGTTTTATGACGAATATTCAAGAAGATATTTTGAAAGTTCCGTCAGCAGAGTGCTACAGGCTGAGTACCATCTTAACAGAAATTTTGTAATGTCTGGTCATCTTCCGGTAAATGATTTTTATGAGATGCTTGGTTTATCTGCTATTGATGGCGGGGAGTATGTAGGATGGAACTGCGATGATGGATTATATTGGATAGATTTTAATCACAGAAAAACAGTTTTGGATGACGGTCTTGAAGTATATGTCATTGAAATGGTTTGGACACCAGACACTAATTGGTGTGATGAAGAAGATTTCACAATGGAATAGTCTATTCGCAAAAATTACAGCTACTATTATGGAAAGGAGGCAACGGGCTATGAATAGTAAAATTATTAGAATCATTGGTCTTGCTGCAACAGTGATCGGTTTAGGAGCGAATCTTATTAACGATTGGGCTGATGAGCAGAAGATGAATGAGCAGATTGATAAGAAAGTTAATGAAGCTCTTGCTAAAAGAGACGCAGATGCGAAGGAGTCCTAAAACAAGGACTCTTTTGTTTTATGGAGGTTAAGTATGTCATCAATAGATACAGCTATTGAAATTACTGAATATTGTCTAAAGCAATCAAGAAAAAATAGAGTTGATTGGTGGTATAGCGATAGTTTTGTCAGTAATAGCTACTCTATATGGGCGGCAAAAGAGTTGTTGAAACGATTGAATAACAACAGGGATATTCCGCCATTGATAACTCTTGAAAATTTTGAAGAGTTAATGGATGAGTACGCCTGCAAAAACATCAACAACAGTTTTTTATTTTCGTGTGCCAAAGACACGACACGATGGATCATTGATTTATTAATCGCATAAAGCGATATTTTGAAAGGAGATTAACATTATGTGTAAAAGAGAAATGACATTAGGAGAAGAAATTATTGGATTATCAACAAGAGGGATTGACACACCTACAGTAGAAAGAATGTACAGAAAGTATATTGAAATGGCTGCTGATAAAGAGTCAAAAGAAGCTATGAGAGAGTATTGCATTAATGATGAACTTGCAATTAAAGAATTTATTAATGCAATATTCGGAGTACCTACAAAGTATGACTTAAAAGATGCTGAGGTAGGAGATAAGACAACAATCAAGTTGGATGGATTGGGAGAATTTGCAGCAACAGTACACAAGGTCACGGACGATAAGGTTATGCTTATTTTCGATGATTATGTAGCTGATAGACCTATGAATGAGTCAGGCACAAATAAGGGCGGATTTGAAGACTCTGATTTGAATAAATGGTTACATACAGAGTTCGTAAAGGCATTACCTTATTCAATTAGGGCAAGACTTACTGATGTGACTATTCCGACAGTAGGTGAGATGTTTGGCTGGGACGACGAGTGGGATAGAAATCACTTTGAGGCTGATAATGACAAACAGCTTCCACTTATGAAGCAGAGACGCAATCGAGTTGCTTATTATAACAATGAGTGTAAGTGCGGATGGCTCCGTAATGCTACTAAGAAAGAATTTTCTGCGGCTGTTTTCGCTATTGTGAGCTACGATGGCTCTGCGAACTGCAGCTACGCTTCGGGCTCTTATGGGGTTCGTCCGGAAATCTGGTTGGTTAAGTAAAAATCTCCGCCCCTTGTGGGCGGGGGAATCTATAGGAAAGGATAAGTATATGGAAGATTTAATTTATACTATGGTGCTGTCTGATGGCACTATCATTGAAAATCTTAGAAAAAATGGTGATAACTATATTTCAGCGTCTAAGCTTACAGCGGATATGTTTGATGGAAAATTATCAGAAGTAACAGTAAAAACTTCTGAAGATGAAATGGTTATGGAAAATATGGATCTTGTCCAGATTACTGAGATGAATGGCGAATACTGGTTTGTATTACGTCAGTTCTCAGCTACTGAACTGGCTATGGCTAAAATGTCTTCTAATATTGACTTCTTAGCTATGATGCAGGATGTAGAACTGTAAATTAGAAAGAGAGGAATAACAATATGGAACATAGTAAAAACTTTAAAAAGGTTAAAGACTATTATGATGATAAGCTCTGGGATGAGCGTAGAGTACGCTTAGCAGTTGGTCGCTGGATTACCGCAGAAGAGTATAAGGAAATTACAGGGAAAGATTATGAATAATGAGTGTTTTAGTTAGTGATCGTACAGAATCAAAATTTGAAGCTATCACATATTCAATTGAATTACATGATATGCTGATAGATTTTATGCAACATGGATTTGGTGTTAAAAGTGTAGATGATTATGTAAGACTTCGCTATGCATACGGAAAAGATGATAGAGAGAACTTTTCTAAGTATCGTTTTATGATGCAAAATTTTAAAAACAGAGTAGATCAACTAGCAGCACTGATTACGAATAATGTCCGGGCAGCCAACACGATTTATCCAACGAATCTTCACGAGTGTGAAATGAGAAGAGATTATCAAAACACCGCTATAGTCAATTGTGAGCAGCTTCTTAAGGAACTGCAACGGATTGCAGAGATATTTGAAGTAGACTTAAATCTCTACAGTCCATATGTTAAAGCTATCGACCGAGAAATCGGATTGATAAAGAAGTGGCGTCAGCGTGACAAGAAGATGGAATCATATTTCAGATGTAAGGGTGATGTCTAATTATGCGTCGTTTCTGCGGCTTATTTCGCTAATGTGAACAACAATGGCAATACGAACTACAACAACGCTTCGGGCTCTTATGGGGTTCGTCCGGATTCTTCACTTAACCAATGAAGAAGGAGATATCATACCGTTCCTTATAAACAGGATAAATAGCAAAGCCTGAAACAATTTACTACGGTAAGTATTGTTATAACGGTGAATAGTATATGAATTATGAGGAAATTGTATGCGATGCCAATAATTTGTATCGGGCTTATAAGACCTCTGTAAAAAGTAGCAAATGGAAAGAAACCACACAGAAGTTTATGATAAACTTTCTGCGTTATATTTTTGAAATCCAGGATGACATTATCAACAGGACTCTCAAAAACGGTCTCACACAAGAGTTTACTTTACACGAAAGAGGTCGAGTAAGACCGATTACAAGTATACAAATCCGTGATAGAATTGTTCGCCATGTTCTATGTGATGATATTCTTTTACCAGAAGTTAAAAAGCACATAATATATGATAATTGTGCATCAATTAAAGGGAGAGGTATATCTCAGCAGAGAAAGCGATTTGAAATACATTTACACAAGTATTACAAGTTACATGAAAATGACGGATGGATTTTATTTGGAGACTTCTCAAAATTTTATGACAATATAATTCACGAAATTGCAAAACAAGAACTTCTTAAGTTATTTGACGATGATGAATTTATCGATTGGCTTTTAACATTGATATTTGATGGGTTCAAAGTCGATGTGTCGTATATGTCTGACGAAGAATATGAAAATTGCTATTCGGATTTATTTAACAAGCTTGAATATCGGCATATACCGTCTGAAAAATTAACTGGTGAGAAGTGGATGGCTAAATCTGTAAATATTGGAGACCAGCTATCACAGGTAATTGGAATATATTATCCTCATAGGATTGATACATATGTGAAATATGTCCGACAACAGAAATTTTACGGACGATATATGGATGATTGGTATATCATGAATCCAAGTAAAGAAGAACTTGAAGATTTGCTATCATGTATCATAGAAATTGCGAAAGAATATGGAATTCATATCAATAGGAAGAAAACTCATATTGTTAAAATTTCAAGTACATATAAATTTCTTCAAATAAAATATACATTAACAAAAGATGGAAAGGTTATTAAGAGAATTAATCCTAAAAGAGTTACTACAATGCGTAGAAAACTCAAAAAACTTTCACTAAAAGTAATAAATGGCGAAATAGAATACGAGAGTATTGAGAATATGTTTCGTGGTTGGATGGGAGCACACTATAAACTTCTATCAAAGCAACAAAGAAAAAATCTAATACAGCTGTATGAAGAATTATTTAATAAGAAGATTTCGGTAATTAGTAGAAAACTTATCGTGTCTGATGCATCTTCATTAGCCGCATAAAAAGGAGGAATTATGGAACCTTGGTTTCAAATCATAATTACAATTTTTAGTTCGGTACTTGCGTCTTCTGGATTATGGGCGTATTTATCAAAACGAACAGAAAATAAAGATGTAAAGACAGAGATGCTTATTGGATTAGCACACGATAGGATTGTGTATCTCGGTATGTTATACATCGAGAGAGGGTGTATTACCCAGGAAGAATATGAAAATTTGAAAGTATATCTTTTTGAACCATATGAAAAATTGGGAGGTAACGGCTCTGCTAAAAGAATCATGCAGGAGGTCGATAAACTTCCAATACATAAATTTATTCAAAATAAGGAGGATGAACACGATGAACATGATGAAACTTAATGACAAGACTTACAACACACTGAAATGGATTGCAATGTATTTACTTCCAGCGGCTGGTACTTTATATTTTGCTCTTGCAGGTATTTGGGGACTCCCATATGGTGAGCAGGTTGTGGGTACGATTACAGCTGTTGACACATTCCTTGGAGTTATTCTTGGAATTAGCACAGCACAGTATAACAAGGCAAACAAAGTAGAGTAGTATCAGTATTGGTTAAGAGGGCGTGTGAATAGCATTCCCTCTTAATTTTTCCGTACGTAGGTTACTGGTAAAAAGATTATGATTACCTCAAGAATGGAGGTGATTGTATGAAATATAAACTTTTATTATCTATAAAGGAGGCATCAGATTTATTTGGTATAGGTCAGCATAGATTAAGGGATATAATCCGTGAAGATTATGATTGCAAATATCATTTAATGGTTGGTCGTGTTATAAAGATAAAAAGACAATCATTTGAAGAATTTATAAGCAAAGTAGAGCAGATATAAAATATCGACAAGGTGCCCTGAATGTGATATTATTATTTAGTATTCATTCGAGGCACTTTTTAATGGAGGGCTGAGAATATGGCAAATAAAACTACATCTGAAAAGAACAAACCGACAAGAAAAACGTTGAGGGCGGATGAATACTATAACCCAAAAACGAAAAGGTATGAGTATCATTATAAAGATGCTCTTGGAAAGGAAAGGGTGGTAAGTTCCTATAGACTCGAACCTACGGATCAATTACCAAAAGGTAAACGTTCAGGTAAAAGTTTACGTGAAAAGGAGGCAGAATTAAAAGTACAGTTAGAAAATAATATCGACATAGATGGAGCTAAACTGACATTACTAGAAGTAATAGATAGGTATCTTAACCATCTATATAATAGGAAAGAACTAGCTCATAATACTAAGGCTGGGTATAGCACAACCGTAAAAACATTAGCGCAGTATAAACTTGGTAATATGGAAATAGGTAAAATTAGACCGGAGCATTGCGAAGAATGGCTTTCTGATATGAAGAAAAAACATCGAGGCTCAAGCATCCAATCTCAAATTAGTCTAATAAAAAGATCATTTGAATATGCAATTGATTATGATTACATAGTGAAAAATCCATTCAGACGTATTACTACTGATAGAAGCGACAGTAAAAAAATGGAAGCAATACCAATTCCTGATATGCAGCGATTTCTTGATTTTTGTTCAAAGGACGCTCATAGCGCTCATTGTTATGACATGATATATGTATTGTTTTGGACTGGGTTAAGAGCATCTGAGTTATGTGGTCTCACACTTGACAATATTGATATGGAAAATCATTTAATTCGAGTAGAAAAACAACTGCAATGTATCAATCATACGCATGTTGTCTTACCGACGAAAACCATAAACGGCACAAGGTATATTCCTATGACCGATGGTGTATATGAATGTTTTCAGAGAATATTGAAAAATCGTTATATTATGGGTGATATTGAACCAGTGTGCTATGACGAAAAGGGCAAAGCATATGAAGGATTTGTATTTCTGGCAACAAGAAGTAGAAAGACAATTGTTAGATCACATGTCGAAGAATACTTGCAAAATTGTATCAAGAGATTCAATAATGCAAATCCTGACAATCCTATACGAAAATTTGAACCACATATATGTCGGCATACATTTGCTACGAATATGCAGGGATTACCACCAAAAACACTACAGTATATTTTAGGGCATGGGAACATAACTACCACTATGAATAACTATGTAAGTGTGAGACCGAGTGAGCAGCAACTTGTAGAGATTAACTCGCTTGCAAGCTCGATAAATGATAATTAG